CACTTCCTCAACGAGTCCTATGAGTCTCAACGGCTTCTGACTCTCAAGTCGCTGTTCATTGCAGACAAGATGCATGAGCACAAATTCCTCTGGTTCCCACACCAGTTGGACTTCCGTGGTCGTGGCTACCCGCTTCCCCTGTTCCTCCATCCTCAGGGTGTGTCGTATGCCAAGGCCATGCTTCGCTTTGCCAATGGCAAGCCGCTGAACACCGATGCCGACCAGTTTCCCCTGTACCTACAGGTGGCTAACAAGTTTGGGCTTGACAAGAAGCCGCTCAAGGAACGTGTCAAGTGGGTGGAAGAGAACCGCAACCTGATCGTCCAGACCGCTCAAGATCCTTGGTCTACTCGTGAGTGGCTAAAGGCTGATGAGCCGTTTGCATTCGTGGCCGCTTGTCGTGAGATCAATGGACTGTGGGACCATGGCAAGGGCTTCATCAGCAGCCTCCCAATCTCCATGGATGCCACCACGCAGGGCTTGCAGATCTACTCCATGCTGCTGCGTGACCCTGTGGGAGCCTTGGCTACCAACGTCATCCCCTCGGCTGCGCCCTCTGATCCATACCAGTTCGTGGCCAACGAGGTCATCAAGCGGCTAATCAACTCTCCTGATCCTATTGCTTCAGATATTTTGAAGTTTGGTGTAGACCGGACCACGACCAAGCGTCAGACCATGACCCTGCCCTACGGGCTGACCCTGCACTCCTGCATGGGCTACACCCGCGAGTGGCTGGAGGACAAGATGCGAAAGACTGGGGAGAATCCCTTTGGGCTGGAGACCTACAAGCCCGTGGCCTTCCTTGGCAAAATCATCTGGGAATCCATCGACGATGTCGTTGGCTCGGCCAAGCGTGGCATGGATTTCATCCGTGGATGCATGGCTGTGCTTATTGACAACGATGTCACTCCCCATTGGATGACTCCCATTGGCTTCCCCGTGCGTATGCGCTACGAGAATTACGATGTGATCACGGTCTCCACGCGCATCGGGGCCAAGGCAAAGGTGCTTTCTTTGCGTCAAGAGAACGGAAAGCAGAGCAAGCGTAAGGCTCTGAACGGTGGTCCTGCAAATTACATCCACTCTCTTGACGGATTTGGTGGACTTCTTGGCCACACGATCAATATGTGCGCTTCTAATGGCATCAACCACCTTGGCTGCGTCCACGATCAGATCCTTTGCCTCTCTGGCGACTACATGAAGACCTCTTCTTGCGTCCGCGAGGCAACTATTGACATATTTTCTCGTGATCTGCTCCAAGAATTCCGTCAGGGGGTCTTGACAATGCTCCCTTCTTCTGCTAGTCTGCCTGAAGTTACAGCGTGGATCTGGAGATGGACCCCACCGACAAGGAAGTCGTGGCCTTCATCGATGGACTGAAGAAGGCAGCGGACGAGGCTTACAAGGCCACCTGCGAAAGCAAGGGTGGCAAGAAGTTGAAGCGGGCCGACCTCCCCATCAAGGAGACCGAGGACAACATGGTCCGCATCAAGTTCAAGTTGAAGGCCAAGGCGGGCAACGAGGAGAAGTCGTGGGAGCAGAAGCCCGTGCTGTTTGATGCACAGGGAACCGCGATTCAGACCGCTCCCAATGTCGGCTCCGGCAGCAAGGTGAAGGTTGCGTTTGAGGTCATCCCGTTCTTCACGGCCATGGTTGGCGCAGGGGTCTCCCTCCGCATGAAGGCCGTGCAGATCCTCGACCTCAAGGAGTACACCCCCGGCGACAACTTCGATGCCTACGGGTTCAAGGCTGACCCCAAGGGCTTCGTGGCAAAGGCTGCGACCGAGGCCACGACCGATACCACGGATGACGATTCGGACTTCTGATGAAGATCGTCCTCTGGGTTGATCCGACTCCTGCAAGCCGCCCCCGAGTTTCTCGGAAGGGATTTGCATACTACGGAAAGACCTACGAGCGGTATCGCCGTGAGGCAAAGGCAGCCCTTGGAGCCGTAAAGAAGCCCAAGGGCTGCCCCCTCCCCGGCCCTCTGAAGGTGAAGATTGCTTTCTACTGTCGGTCTCCCAAGAAGCCTTCCAACACTTGGCCGATTGGAGACATCGACAATCACATCAAGTCGATCCTCGACTCGCTCAACGGATGGGCGTGGGAGGACGATGTCCAGATCATGTGGATCGAAGCGTCCAAGCAGTACAGCGCGAATCCACGCATCGAAATCGAATGGGAAGAATATCGTGAACAGCCACAAAGAATCGGAGTTTCTACAGCATGAGCCGTGCCCCAGTTGTGGGAGCAAGGACAACCTCGCCCGCTATACGGACGGCCATGCATACTGCTTTGGTTGCAAGTACTACGAGACCGGGAACGGTGAGCCGCTTCCTGAGATCAAGAAGTCTGGCAATCTGATCGATGTCGTTACCAGTGCGCTGAAGAAGCGCGGCATCACCGAGGACACCTGTCGCTTCTGGGGCTACGGCCTTGGCGAGTACAACGGACAGACTGTTCAGGTGGCCCAGTACATCAAGGATGGATCGGTGATCGCGCAGAAGTTGCGCTTCCCTTCCAAGGACTTCGTCACCATTGGCGAGTTCAAGGGAGCACCGCTCTATGGTCAACATCTGTGGCGGGACGGAGGCCGCATGGTTACCGTTGTCGAGGGAGAAGTGGATGCCCTCACCGTGAGCCAACTCTTCGGCAACAAGTGGCCTGTTGTCTCCGTCCCCACAGGTGCGGCGGGTGCGCTCAAGTCGTTCCAGAACAATCTTGAATGGCTTGAGAAGTTCGACTCTGTCGTGATCATGTTCGATGACGATGAGCCGGGTCGCAAGGCTGCCAAGGAATGCGCCATGCTGCTCACCCCCGGCAAGGCCAAAATCGGAACCGTGAATGGGTTCAAGGATGCCAACGAAGCCCATGTAGCGGGCGAAGGAAAGCGAGTCATCGATGCGGTCTATGGTGCAAAGGCTTACCGACCGGACGGTGTCGTTCTTGGCACTGATCTTTGGGACACCGTCAACGAAGACGATTCCAACGATTCGACTCCCTATCCATGGGCGGCCCTTAACGAGAAACTCCTTGGCATCCGTAAGGGCGAACTGGTTGTTCTTACATCCGGTACGGGCATCGGAAAGTCATCGGTATGTCGAGAGATGGTGTGCCACCTCATCCGCTCAGGCAAGAAGGTGGGACTGCTCATGCTTGAAGAATCAGTCAAGCGAACAGGCCGCAACCTCATGGGCATTCATCTCAACACCCCTCCCTACTTTTGGGCAGATCGTGGGATCTCTGGGGAGCAGAAGCGAGAGGCTTTCGATGCGACCGTGGCGAAGGTTGTACTTTTCGACCACTTCGGATCGGTTGACCCCGAGAACCTCCTCGCAAGAACCCGGTACATGATCAAGTCGTGCGGCTGCGACTACATCTTCCTTGACCACCTCAGCATCGTTGTGTCTGGGCTTGGTGACGGAGATGAGCGCAGACTGATCGACAATGCGATGACCTCCCTTCGTTCGCTTGTCGAGGAGACACAGGCAGCCATGTTCGTGGTCAGCCACTTGCGTAGGCCGGATGGAGACCGTGGCCATGAGGAGGGCGCAACGACTAGCCTTGCACAGTTGCGTGGCTCCCACTCCATTGCCCAGTTGGCCGATGCCGTCATTGGTCTGGAACGCAATCAGCAAGGAGAGGAACCAAATGAACTGGTGCTCCGTGTTCTCAAGAATCGATTTACTGGAGACACTGGCATTGCCGGAATGCTCCGCTACTTCAAGGAAACCGGAAGACTGCACGAACTGGAAATGGAGGTCAACGATGAAATCTGATATTGTTGTCCAACTCCGCATGAACAGCGAATGTCTTGCGCCGTCGATCATGCTTGCAGCAGCAGACGAGATCGAACGCCTTCGCGAGGAGCGCGATGCGGCGAGGCGGGAGATTTGTTGGATGCTTGAATACGCAACTAACGATCCCCAAGAAGAGCACGCGAAGTTTTGGGGTTGGGACTGCTTCTCACAGGAGGACAAGCCATGCCAGTAGGCGGCAGATACAAGAACACGAAGTACGGACACAACGCATCAGGCGACGATGTGTTCTTCCTTT